GCTTGTTGGAGTGTATTCTTAAGCCGGAGGAGTATACCCCCCCCCCCGGCATCGCCACCACAACGCAGCGAGTAGAGCTCATCGCCATTTGTTTCTTTCAACTAAGCCAACAAGGCTAAGACTGCGAAACATTGGACGACCGAGATGCTGGTGTGTTGTGGCGTCGTTAGGTGCAATTACACCACGTGAAACAGTGATGACATCGAGATTGGTATCACCTTGAGTACTCCTCCATTGATGAAGCCCGCTGTCGATCCCAGAATCGCTGAGAGTGACGCGTTCTTCTTGTCCGCGGAGAAGATTGATGATAGCAACATCGAGTTGCCCGTTGCTGAAGCGACACTATGAACCTCCTGGAAGACCTCGGTCAGGCCCACCAGAGAACTCCAATTCGTAGCGCTAACCGTCCCAGCTGTTATGTGCGTCAACAGCTGGATCAGGTACCGCGCTCCGGGAATTAAGCCCGCGATGTCAAACTGGTTGACTGGGCCTGTTATATAGTTCGCTCCGGTCGAGATCGCGATCGGCCCAACTGCTTTGTTGGCTCCAATGCCGCTGATCAGACCAAGAGAAGGGTCGTAAGTCGGGTTGTTGTAGCCCCGAGAGAAGTTGTAGGCTGAAGTCCAGGGGACCGGAAGAGTATGGGGAGTGTAAAACTCAACCTCGTACTCAACCCACAATTTCCCCGAAGCCACGCCGTCGGTCGGTGAATCGATGGTGCAAACAAACAAATTTCCTGCATTGTACGTTTTGATGTCGAGATTCTCAGCGATGACGCCAGGCGTCACATACTTACTCGACATGCCCCCAGAGAGTGCGGTGACTGAGGCGGACATATCAATATCCTGCCAGAGTGCGCTGGAGACGGCTCCGTAATACGAGCAGGCTCGAGCCTCATTTAGAGGCGTCTCGTCTGCGGCGTCGTAATCGATCGCCAAAATCACGGATCCGACTGTGCTCGTTGGGCACCTGGGGACGTACTGTACGCGCAATTTCCTGAACCGATACCTCTCCCAGCCTGCGGCTTGCGTCGCCAGCCAGGGGAACATCGACTGATTTCCAGGATTGAGTGCGTAAGGTGTGGCAGTGAAACTGATGTTCGCCAAGACACCATCGAACATTTCCCGATGAGAGATTACGACCGATTCCTTCAGTCTGCGGATCTGCGGTCTTCGACTCGTGATCTTTGAACTTTGGGATACGGGCGCCGCATTCCGTTGCGGCAACTGCTTCTGTGTGTTCTTGCGCCTGGCGCTTTTTGTCTTCTTCGTTTTCGGCATACTGCAAGAATGGTTTCAAACAAGATAGCTTGAGTGGCGGTCGGCGTTTTCCCATGTAACTTCGATAAGTTGGTGCTACACTGGGAACGGGACGGGCGTGACTCCGTCTAGCCCTACCGCTGGGCGATCCAGGACTTCCGCCAAGTCGACCGATTCGATCAAATCAGTCACTTCATGGCGGAACAAACCTATGTCGCCACTGGCGCTGAATTGCGCCTCAACGTCCGCCACTATGGTCTCCGTCAGGCCGTACTTCAACATGAAGGCCTCTCTGGAAACAGCGTCGAACGATTGCTCCTCTTGTCCGTACATTTCAGCGCGATAGAGGCCTGTTCGATCATAAAACACTTCTCCTGTCCCTGCCGAGTGGCAGCGGAGAAATGCTTCGATCACAGGCATCCCTGAACACGTGGGCATCAATCCTAAGACGATGCCGCGCTTCCATGCTTCAAACTTCTTTGGGGGTGGTGGTTTGGTCGTCCAAAACAACCTCCTTAGCAGACGCCCTGGTTTAGGTGTGAACACGAACCCACTGCTATTGGGGAAGAAGCAACCAGAAATAAACGTCACATCAAGAACGTTGTAGAACTTCCGGTATTCGGGAACAATCCCGAACTTGCTCTCCTCCTTCGCCAGTAGGTCCGCGTCAAACTCGCCTTCGATGACCACCAACAGGTCATCACCGGCTACCAAGACGTCCGCTTCCAATCCCAACTCGTGCAGCGCGCAAACAGTCAGCGCACCGTTGTCGATGTTGTTGCCGAAGGTCGTGTCATTATGGCCAGACTTCACTGTATTCTTCAGTTTGTAGCGAATCGTCTGACCATTGTGCCGCAGCAGCCCATTTACGTCCTTGCATTGACGGGCAAAGTCCGCCGTCTCTAGGTCAACCTGGGAATAAACCCAGTTCTTGAGGTCGAATGCCTCCTGACCGCGAGTAGCGTCCCAATTTTTCCCGTCCCTTTCGTAGAACGTTGGGAACTTCTTGGTGGCCAATGACCGCGCCATCCATGCACCCAGGTCCCGTCCGTTCATGCCAGATGCAAACGTTAGGGTGATTCTGTCGCCGGAATCCATCGAGGCATTGATAACCTCTCCCAACGCTTTCTGCATCGCTGTGAACTGCGGCGCCTTGTGTGCTTGTGTTGCCAGATTACGGTAGAATTGAATGCAACGCGCTTTCTTGGGCATAGCATGCCCAGCTTCGCGTTTGACCATACATTTCACCTGCTTCGGCTTTAGTTCGTCATTCTGCACAGATTCCTTGATCGCATCGATTTTGGCCCTCGGCCATTTCTCGATCCAATGTTCAGAATAATGATGGTGCTTGATGACGTACGACAAGTCGAACGACTGGCAATGGCGGGGAAACCACTCTTCCCGAAAATATGCATAACTACCTGTGAACGGCGGTCCCGCCGCCCCGTGGCGATTACACATAGCGTTATGGGCATTACACACACACGACCGGCATACAAAAGCAACACCGGTACTCAATCCACACAGAGTCGCGCCCCTCTGAGTGGGTCTGGAACATGCTGTCGGTCGCTCGAGAATCCGACAACCTGGTCCCAGCTTGGCCTCGTCTCCGAGGCCTAGGCAAACCGTATCCGTAGTGGTTGACATCAGTTGGGTATAACCGATGTCTGGTTCTCCAATTTCCCCGCTGATGATATGCCCGTTCTCATCAGTCGGGGTGTGACTTCAGCAACTGTTCGCACGTTTCAGGACTCCAACACCACGAGTGAAGAAGTCCTTCAACAAGAGAGCGATCGCGCCCGCCAGGCCCATGGTTGCCATGAGCGCCGCGAACTTCGGGGTTAGGCCCTTGTATAGCCCAAAAGCCCCCGCGGTGACCGGCATGAGCAGGAAAATCAGAATGCGCAATCCTCGTTTCGCGCGCAGAATCACGCGCCACGAGGCGTGGTCCACCGCGTTCTTGGCTGAGCCAAGCATGCGGTCCTGGACCTTGAGGACATTCTTCATCTCCTTTTCCACGATAACGCTGGTCTGCACTACCGTGAGCTCACCGCCGCTCTCCCTCGACAGAGTCGCTGCCACCCGCGCCAGATCTCTCGAGACTGAAACGTCGTCTTTCGATCCGTCTATGGGCACCAACAATGTCTGCGCTCTCTTCCGTGCCTTCTGCACCGCCGCATCGTCCTCTTCCTGCTGCTCCTTAGCGACCGGTTCTTCCACGAAAATTTTATCATGGAGCCAACCCAAAAGATTGGTCGCTCTTTCAGTGAGCCAGCTGGCCCCCGCAATCTGCTTCTGCAGCACACCATCAGCGACGCTGCTGAGAAACGCGTCGTGTTTGTAGTCGAGAATTTGGTCCAAGTCCGATTCGACTGGGGCCTCATCGATCTCAACCACATTGATTCTGTGGTGGCTGCTACCCACGGCGACGTGGGACAGCTGCGTGAGCCTGCCCTTGGCAGGTTCCTTCAGGACAAACGCCGGATCAGCGAACACAAGCTTCTTGTTTATGTGGGTGACAACAATGTCACCTCTCCGCTCGTGTCTCACATTGTTGATCTCAACCTGCCCCCCCTCCTCGAGTTCCACCGAAACAGTGGACAACAGATCTCCTTTGCGTAACGCATTGTAGTCTGCTTCCTCGAAGTGTTGGGCTGATTGATGGCAATGCAAAAGCCTGTTGCCTTGAACACAGTCGCATGCTGAGAGTTTGTGTTTGCAATCCGGCACTAGTGTGCTGAGACGATCCGTTGGGAGGTGACCTGGGGCCATGGTGTGAATTGCTCGCACCTTCAAGCCCTCGTGCCGCAGTAAACTGCGGTCCGTCGCCCCCACGTCGACTAAGGTGTATTGGTTAACACCGAAGTACTCGTCTGCAGTTGCTACTGCGTCTCGCAAAACATTTGCGGGCTGCATTCGCGCGCGCCGCTTCTCCTTTTTGCATGCTGACTTGACGCTACCGAGGTCGTCATCCGTCTTAGCCGGTAGTGCCTCGTTGGGTTCATCGTCCCAATTGTCTGGCACCTCTTCAGCTTTCTTCGGGATGACGCGGTTCCGCGCCATTTGTTTCTCTCGATTCTTTTGCGATGCAGCGAGCTTGCGAGCTTCTTCCGCTTCAACGAGCCTTTCCAAAGCTTCGTCTGCGGTTAACTCGCCCTCCATCGCGCCAAGATGAGATACTCCACGGTTTTCTCGCAATTGGTCCATGACCAGCGGCGCAATTGCGCTGCCAGCCTTCTGTTTTGATTTACCTTTGCAAGAGTGTTTCATCGTTAAAGCTGAGTAAGCGAAAACGGTAGAAACAGTGACTTATAAGCTGCGTAAGCTCACAGAT